TTAGCTTTTCCGCTATTGAATTCAGCCTTTAATCTAGTCATAGATTCAGACGCTGTAGATGTTGATCTTGAAACTTTATTTAACTCAGATGTAAATATTTTAAAATCAGAAGCGTTTAACCCATATCTCTCTTTAACAATTGGTGTATTTATTCCAGACGGTAATGGTTTATCAATAAAACCAGAGGCGGCAGCTACAATCGGCTTGGCGGAAGATAACTCCCGCATAGGCATGCCTTTTAACATATTTTGGTTTATGATAGAATCTCCCTTTGGATCTCTCTTAATATATTCGGACGTGTTAGCCACAATCCTACCCGTTCTATTTCCAAAATTAAAATCATCTATGATTACTGGAACGGAATTTCCTTTAGCTCCACCAATACCATTTTTTATGGCGCTTTTTTCTTTTTCAATAGCCCCTAAAGTCCCACCAGCAGAGTTTGGAATAAGTCCTTGGGCACTGTTTGGATCTCTTCTTTTAGCTCCGTCTTTAAGGACGACCCTTCCCGCTGGGCTACTCATAGCTAGAGCGGATATGCTTTTTACCTGCTGTTTTTGTAACATGTAAGCTTCGTTTTGCTTTTTTATTATTTCTAAAACTTGTTTAGCTGCTTGTTTCAGCCCAGACCCGTCAGCGGCAAGACCGTCTAAATGAACCCCTTGTTGAGACAACACGTCCCTAACCAAAATCTGCGTTCTGTGAAGATCTTTTGCTTTTTGATTAAATCCAGACAGACCCACAATACCACTAACAGAAAATTTAACAAACTGACCAAAAATCTTGAGAAGAGCCGCTCCAGCAAGCACTAGACCTGGACCAGAAATCATAGTCGACAACCCTTTTAAGAACCCGCTACCAATATCAGATTGGGCTAAAGCTTGAATGTTAATTAAAGCCCCCTCTACAATAAGGAAGCTTTTTTTGAAATCTTCGGCAAATGCAGTGCCCACTCCAGCGGCAGTTTCTGTAGATAAAATCTTAACCCTATCGATAATTCCTTGTAGGGTATTGCTCAAGAGTGCATTTCTTTTTTCAGCCTCATCAGTAGATGATCCTGCTTTTTGCATAGCTCCGTCAAAAATTCCAAACTCGCTATTCAAATCCTTAATCAATGGAATAAGTAACGCTATCTGTCTTTTCCCAGCTATCTTTTCTAAAACAGAGTTTTTTTGTTGAGATTCAAGACCCTCAACAGCCTTGCCAACGTCTCTTAATATGCTAATAGAATCTCTCAAGTCGCCGTTAAACTTTTTTGTTTGAACGCCAATCGCTTCTAAAGCATTTATTGTAGAGTTGTTATTTAATCTTGTAAATATAGTTTTATAAGCGTTACCAATAACAGCACCACCACGCGCTGTTTGTTGCTGAACAGAAGCTACAACAGCCCCAAATTCCCTATAAGAAACTCCAGCGTTTTCAGCAACTGAAGCTCCACGCTTAAACGCTTCAAATAAATCTTTATTAGAAAGCGCAAAGCTGTTTGATATAGCACTAAATTCATTTAGGACTTTTAAAGCGTTTAGGTTGGCTGAACTGTAACCGTTAATAACCGCAGTTAAACCCTCTACGGCTTGGGTGGCACTCACCCCCTCAGTTCTCACCAAGATCATAGCAGCCATCATTCTTTCAGAAGTTTCTGTGGCGGTTAATCCCTGTCTAGAGAATTCTAGGGCGGCATTGGCTGCAACGTCAAATCCTTGACCAGTAGCTTTTCCAACAGCAAATATTTCTTGCCCAAGTTTTTGGATAGACGCAGTAGAATCTCCTGTAATTGATTTAATTTTAGTTAAAGCCAACTCAACATCTTTAACCGACCTAAAAACAAGACTAAAAGACTTAGCTACGCCAGCAATAATACTAGCACTAGCGCCAAAAGCTAAAACACGAGCGTTTGAGGCGGCGAGGGACTTATCCAGCTCACCAACAGACCCAGATATTTTTCCAAGAGGCTGCTCTAAACTTCTGATTTTGGAAGCGTCAAATTTTAAATGAATAGGTTCTTGAGCATGTTTTCTTACTTGATCTATTTTGCTTTTTACCGCTCTATCACCTGTTAAGGTTAAATTCGCTTCTAGTCTAACTTCTTTTGCCATAACATCCTTTTTTGAAACTTAATGTCTCACGTTGATTTACACCAAAAACCTAACCTTTTACAACGGCGTTGGCGAATTGCTCTGCATTTAAAACCCCACCCTCTGGAATAGCTTTAAAAACATCAACAAACCCGTCATTAGACATTGTCTCCATCTCCTCTCTAGAAGCTCCAAACTTAGTAGACATAACCAAGTTTCCGTGCTGATCCATTCTCGATGAATCTTTTTGTTGGTGAGCTTGTTTGTGGTTTTGACTATCGACAAATTCCAATAAAGATTCTGGGTCATTTTTAATAGAATCTGGCATGTTTTCCGAGTAATTTTCGAATAAATTTTTAAATACATTTCCGAAATATAGCGTCGATAACTGGTTTTGAGTTAGATCTTTTGCTGGCAATCCAAAAAACTCATTAGGACTTTCGCAAAACATGTAATAAATCTTAAAAAAATCTTGAATAACGAGCCTTTGTAAATTTTCATTACTAAATCTTTCTTTGTAACTTACATAAAGATGAAACATTTGATCAAGATCGTCTGGTTCAATATCCTCGTCCTCATCAAAAAAGCCAACAGAACACCGCTCGTCCTTAAACAAGCTTTGTATTAAAAAATCAATATTCAACCTTTTAGACACTACAATATCTACACCTTCATAAGGTATGGATTCAGCCAGTTTGATTTTAAGCTCATCTATCTCAATGATCCTTTTTTTATTCTTTATCCTCTCGCTAGAAACGCGAGCTTTTATAATTTGAGTTTTAACGTAAGCTTTTGAAGTTTCCACTTCAAACTCTAAAATCTCTATCCTCTTATCTGAATCGAAATCCCAATCTCCAGAATCCTTCATAGATTGAATGATTTGTTCGCTGGTTTGACCGCCTTGAGATACTAAATTTTCTATCTCTCTTCTTTTTTTATTCTCAAACCTAGCGAAATCAGAAGCGGAAGGGTGTTTTATAAAAAGATCCTGCCCCCTAAAAAACAAAGGAGAGCATCCATTACACACCTCATCAAACAAGGAGTAGAAAGCGTCTTCGTTTAGCTGGTTATCATTATTGCTCATTAAAAGCTTCTAATGTAGCCTTAATATCGTCTGTTTTTGTAATATACCAAAGGGCGACGATAGTTGTCATTTCACTTAGAGACGAAAATCTCTTGTGGAGTTTATCTTCGTCCATTTCGAACACCCTGTAATAATGCTCCACCTTATCTTTAAATGTTTCCCCACCAAAGAATGGAATAACCTCATCTGAATTTGGCTCGCTATAAAAACAACTCATTAGAATAAAAAACTTAATAGTCTCGTCTTGAGCTTTAGCTTCAGCCGTATTTGAAAATAATTCTTGGTAGGGCTGTTCAATATCTTTTATTTCTTTTTCTAGATTAGCAATCTGTTTGATAAGATCCTCTTCCTTCTTTTTGCTTTTTCTTTTTACAGAACACTGCTCAATATAATCTTCCTTAGCTTTAATAAGTTTTACATAAGCGTCGGAATGGTCAAGGGTTTCGTCGTCAGTGAGAGGTCCGCCTCCCTCTCTATAACTTTTGGCTAACATAGCTTTTGTAATAATTCCCTTTTTAATACAATCACTCATTTTAATAGAGAATATTTCTTCAGCCTCCTCTGTCAATCTCCTTGTTGGTTTTTTGAAATAAACCGTAAGAGGCTCATTTACCATCTCTTTTTCAACAACGGTTATAACCTTGCCATCACCATCTTTAGACTCTTTTTTAACTTCTTTCTCTACGAGGTTTTCTACCTCCATAGAGTATAAAGATTTAATATCTTTCTTTTTCATTTTTTCTTTGTTTATTTAGTATTTTCCAGAGAACTTGATCTTAATTTGACCTTGAACTCTTCGTTTTGTAGCGTTTCCCAAGTCGAGAACTTTCTTTCTCAACCAAGACATTTTATTATCGTCCAGATAATCACATATTTCCAGTGTTTTTATCATTTCTGGATGATTTTTTGCGACTTTGTAAAAAATCTCATCATGTTCGTGCTTTATGTCGTCCAATATTCCCAAAAAACTGACGAAGAGATTCTTAATTTCTTCAGACGAGCATTCGTTAATAAAGGTTTCTATTTTTTTATCCTTCATAATTTTCCTTATTCCTTTCTTGGTATTACACAAAAACACGTAAAAAGTGTAATATTTTATATGAGTGACTTTCTAAACGACAAAGACAAAAAAGAAATAGAAGCATGTATAGATTATGTGCATAACGAATTCTCGAAAGATATTGTCATATATAAGGACATGAAACTCAAGACCGTTGTTGTTGACACTTCGTATAACAAGTTTTACAAGAGAAATAATACGGGAGACAGAACCGCTGGCAGAGAGATTGTCAAGGTCACTGGAAAGGGCAGGGTCTTGCATGAAGATCCTAGATTGGACTTATGGGCAGATCCGAGCGTAAAATCTCAGCTTAGAATTAAAATTCCAACAGGAGGGGCTAGACTAAGAGTTGATAAAGCTACTTATAAAATTCTTAAAGAAGCAAAACGAGTCACTATCTTGGAGGAAGATAGAAGGTATTCAATATCTTCTGATTTTAGACCTCACGGAGTATTTAACAATAGATACTATGATCTTCACTTACAGGTAGTCGAAGAGGAGGATAATTAACATGGCGAGAGCTGGAAAAATAAAAGGTCTTGCCAATTCTGGTTTAAACAAAAAGATTCAAAGAAAAATAGAGGTCGCAGCATCTAAAATTGTTGAGAGGGATGTCGGAAGCAAGGTTGTTGCTAGGGGAGGAAGAATAAGAAGGAAATATCTTGCAAAGTTCAATGCTCATCCAGTTGTCGTTGATATGCTTACTGGAAGACTTTCTGAATTAGTAAAAGGGCAAGGCTCTCTGAATGCGTTTTTTGGATTATCTTCAGACGAAGCCGCTGATCATATTCGAACACTATACGAAATGTTCAACGATTCCAGGCTAGTTAGGGTTTCACCAAGAGGGAGTGCTTTCATGTCGTTTGAAATAAGTAATGTTTTAAACAAAAAAGAAATATACCAAAAAACACCTATGGGAGGAACTGTAGGTTCAGCTAGAAGTTGGGTAAAAGGTCTTGAAGAGGGAGTGTCTGGATTGCAAAATTTTATGTATGACCCAGAAAAATTTGCTGGAAAAGGATACTCGACTTCAGAAGAGGCTATCCAAATAAAAGGAAAACTAAGAGGAGGAGCTTTTAATAGAAAGAGATTCCTAATTTTTAAGAGAAAGGGATTCCTAATAGATCTATACAATCAATATATAGAAGAACTAACACTATTAATAAGAAATTTATAAAATGAAACCAAACTTTAAACAAGAAGCTTTTTCAAGCTTCGCCCTGTGGTTCGACCATAAAATGTGCGAAAAGGCAGAGTCCTTCGTAAATAAATTCAATGAGACGCTATACAAGTATGCTCAACCAGACGAGAGAATATTTGAGGATATGGTTTCTTTTGGAGCTGAGAATAAATCTTGGAATGCGGACAGCTCTATTACTGGGGCTTTTGTAGCTGGCAACGCAACCATCTTTACAGATGGCGGCGACCAAATCGACCAGTTTGACCATATTGTCGATTACGAAAACGCAAGAATTATTCTTTACAAAAATGAAGCTGGAAACATGACGGACGAAGATGGTATAGAAGTTGTTAACCCTTCAAACGACGCGATTAACATTGATTCTATAGCCACTCTTACAATATCCGCTGTTTCAACCAAAGAATTAAATGTATATGTATCAAACGAAGTGTCAGACGACTTGATAATCGAGAAGAGTCAGAGCGTTAGAGACAACACGGATCAGTTCGAGAATGACGATTCAGCGAGAGCTATACTTCCTTATGACGATGTGATACCCTGTGCTTATATAAGCATGCCTAAAGGTCAGAACGTCCCATACGCACTTGGAGGGGAAGATCAATACCAAATGATATTCAGAGCTGTAATTATGACGCGAGATACTTACGAGTTAGATGTTACGTTGGGAACTTTTGAAGACTTAGTAAGAACTTGTGTTCCTGTTTTATCTTTTGATGACATTCCTTTTGACGAATATAACGACTTGATGTTTGATTATAATTATAAAAGCCATGAAGATCCAACAGGAGCAAATATGTTTGTCGAGGTCGTGTATTCTTCCAAAATGAAAGACGTTGTGCGTAAAAAGGTAGCCCCCAGCTTCTATGTAGGCTTTTTAGATTTTGAATTAACAATATCTAGATTTCCAAGGGCTTAAAATTTCACATAAGTATTAAATACCTGTAAACACTACCAAACTAATTATACTTTTTTATTATGAATAGAAATAGACAAAACTACCAATGTGATGTTTTACTTTTAAATGACGGAACTGACCTGCCTAACGCAGCTATTCCAGCATCAAATGTAGAACAAATCCACAGAGTCCAAGACGGCAACTTCTCAATGAACATAACTAGAGAAGATGTAAACCAGTGGGGTCAACAAGGAAGAATTGGAACTGTTGTGGTTTCATCTCCAGAAGTGACTGCTGATTTTACTTATTTAATGAGTAACATGAAAAACGAAGTAGCTCTAGGATTTAACTTGAGCGACGACTTCACAGAATCTTTCACTAAAAACCTACTTTCAGCAGACGTTGGCAATCCTATTGCAGCGGCTGTTAAATCTGGAAGAAACTTTTATATGCTTACTTGCCCAGAAGGTAACGATGCTAACATTGGTGGATTCCCAGTAGACGCAGAAGTTTTAGCGATCTCAATTAGCAAGGCTTACTTAACAGACTATTCTTTTGAAGCGTCAGTTGGATCTATCCCTACTACATCATTCTCAATCAAAGCTTCTAACCAATGCTCACAAAGACTAACGGTTCCTACTGGACAGCTTCTTGAAGTAAAGGCTGGATTTGCTGATGAGACAGGAATGTCAACAGAGTTGACAACAATCGACGTTAGCAGTGCAAGCCCAACGCTAACTCCTTTCACAGGAGCAAGCGCGACGCTTCCTTCCGCATTAAGACCTGGCGATATTGTGATTGACCTAGACGAAAGTTCAGTACACACTACTCTTTCAGATGGTGCTAACGGAACAGGCGCTCACATTCAATCTTTCTCTCTTAACATCCCGCTTTCAAGAACTCCACTCGAAAGACTTGGTAATAACTTCGCCTTCGCGGAAGAAGTTGACTTCCCAATTCAGATTACGGTTAACGTATCTGCTATTGTTGCTGACCTTAAAGACGGTTGTGTTTATGACTTGATTTGTTCTCCAGGCTCAAAGGATCTTTCGATCACATTCAAAGCTCCGTGTAACGGACCTTCAATTGCTCAATACCTTATTAAAGGTGTTGAGCTTGAATCAGAAAGTTTTTCTCAATCTATTGGGTCAAACAAAACTGTCGATCTTACGTTCACTGCCCAAATTGGTGGACCAAAAGACCTTAACGCAGGAGTGTTCGTTAGTGGACAAACTGCTTAACAAATAGCTAAATATAATAACAAAAAAGCCACTCTTTCGAGTGGCTTTTTTATTGGCTTTTTTTGTGGATGCTAATTAGCATTCATCGTCATACTGAACGTCTAACGGTGGAGATTTTAATAGTTGATATTTACCAACCAAGTCATCCAACTGAGACTTAAAGTCTTTAGCTATCCCCCTAAGAGTTTTAGCTACTTCGTTCTTGTTCGATTTGATAATTGTAGTGTCACCCTCTTTAATGCTTAATATAGAACTCTCTGAGCCATCTAGGATGCCTCTCAGAGCCTTTGCAGCATACTTCTGGTAAAACTGGTGCAAATACATGCACTTGAAGATGTCAGCAGCCTCATCGCTCAAATCTGGTTCTACTTCTTCAAAGCATGAATAAGTAATGATATTGAGTTTTCCTATGCTGGATTCAAACCAAGCTGATATAGCGGTGAATGTAACAACGGTATCGTCGCATTCGAATTCGTTTTCATAGACCTCTCTAGCTATATCATTAATTGTTTTCATTCAACGCGTCTCTATTTTTTACTAAAAATTTAGCGAACTCAGCTTTAAGCTTGCGTTTCAAAAAAGGTCTTGTCCCACTAGGCGGCACATTTACTTTAACACATAACGCCTGTATGTCGTACAAGTTCATCGAATCCAGCTTTGAGGCGAACGCCTCCTCCTTCACTTCCCCAAAAGGGTTTGATAAAGGTTTTCCGCCATTAATGATTTTTTTCATTTTTTTGACGTATTCCAATTGTTGCTCTGGAGTTTTTTTTTTTTCCAAAGTCTTTTCCATATGAATATTCCATTTGTTTATAATTCTTTCTACAGTCGGCTTTACACAACTTCTTACATAGTGGGAAATAAAAAGCCACCCTATTTCTAGGGTGGCTTTAAAAATATCAGCCTTTAAAAGGCTCTAGGTTTATTACGACTTAGTATAGATCGTTCCGAAGAGTGCTCTAGTGTCAAGAACCGCACGCGCTTCCTGTTTCCCGCCGAAGAAACCAATCTTCTTCTGTCTGTTAACAAACTGGTTGTCTGGAGTCAACTCAAGAGAAGACCCATTATCACCATCAACAGCTACCATGTTAACTAATCCATCTCTAGACTTGTTAATTCCGACAAGAATCTCGTCGTTAGCAGCTACGAACGCTGTATCTGCGGAACCATCAGCTTTCGCGTATGTTGTTGCTCCAGCAGCGCCATCAAAGATGCTGTTGAATTTCTTGCCGCTTCCAAATTCCTTGAACTTGATTACGTTAATTCCGTAGAAGTTCATTCCACCAGCGTTAGCGTAAATACCGTCACGGATCTTATCAGAACCAAGGTGATCTCCAACTGATGAAATTGGGTTGTAAGCCATCTCACGGATCTTCTGCGCCATAAGAGGAGAAACCATAAGGTCTGTTACAAGGTTGTTTTCAGCAACTGGTGTTCCACCAACCCATGAAGTGTCGATGAGGTCAGCTCTTGTTACGAGGGTGTTGAAGTCATGAAGCTTGAACTCGTCAGTGGCTTCCATTCTCTCAACGTGAGCGATTCCGTTTGTAGAAGCTCCAGCCAAAGCACCAAGGATGATGTTTGCAGATGAATTTTCTTGCCAAATTAGGATTTCTTGAGCGATCTTAGAGAACGCAAGAGCAACGATGTCAGCACGACTTCTTGCAGCGTGCTTCTTGTCGAATGCAGCAGCAGTTTCAATGTCGTAAGTAGTCATCTTAAGCTCATGGTCTGTAGGAGTGATTTGGTTAAAACCAAGTCCACCAGCAGAATCTTGATGCCAGATGTTTACATAGTCTTCTGAACTAATGTCGTAGAAGAGGTCAAGCGGGATAGACGGGCTATCATCAGCGTTGAATTCAATTCTTCTAAACAAGTTAGATAGAACTTCAGCTTGGTCAATTCCTTGAGCAAGTGCTTTACCAACAAAAGTAGCAAGGGCTAATTGGGCCCTCATTGCTTTTGCAGGGTCTTTAGAAGCCATAGCCTTGATTAGCTCAAGTTGCTCCTTAGATTTTTCGAAAGTAATTTTCATTTTTTTATATATTATAGGTTTAAATTATAGTCTAATATCGAGCATGGCATAATGCCCCTCGAATTTATCAGTGATTCCAGTCTTGCTGGTACGAGTTCCTGTTCCAAGAACAAGTCCAAGTGAGTCAACGTCTGTTACAACGCAAGTTTCAACTTTTCCGATCTCTGTAAGAGACGGCTTGAATCCAGCGCCAGTAACGAGAGTTCCTGTAATACCAGCTTGCGAAAGTGTAATAACACCCCTTACAAGAACTGGAACAGACTTTCCTTTAATAACAACGTAGTTTCTATCAGCCTTCTCACGATCATAAAGAAAGCTTTGTCCGTGTTCGTCTTTAAGAGCTGTCTCTTTAAGGGTAAAACCGAGAACTGCTCCTCTGTTTTCTCCTGCTGCACATGCCTCAATCTTACGAGGATTCGTAGGATACATTGAGTCATAAACATGTGGGTAATCCGTCTTACCGAGGTAAGCGTCGTTTGAATAAGTAACATCTGCGTCTAGGTCGCATACTGAAACTTTAACAAGCACTCCGTCATCACCAAGTCCAACAGTAGTGATACTGTCGTTTACTTGAGCGTCAACAAGAGCGAATCCGTTACGAACGTCATGTCCGTCTTCTTCTCTATATGGTAAGAGTCTTTTCATTTTTTTATATTTAGGTTGGTTTTTTTATTTGTTAATAAATTAGTGTTGAACAGTGATACTGTTTTCTCCTTCGAAGGCTTTTGCCCACTCGTCAGAATCAGTTACTGTTTTTGAGTGTGTAGATACAGACGCTTCAGTAGCTTCTGTATTATCAAGAATATCTTCAACGTCAACCTCTGTAGAAGAAGCTTTTGCTTGTTCTGGAGTCTTAGCTGGGTTAGCTTGAAGCTTAAGAGCTTCAGCCTTAACTTTCTCGTCAAAGTCTGTTTTTGCTTTAGCAACGTTTTCTTTAAGTTTACCAGCAAGCATTACTGCAAGTTGTTCTTTATAAGAAACGAAAGCTGCGTCGTCCATCGATTGAATATTGTCCATAATAACCTTACGAACTTCGTCAGATAATTCATAAATGTCATCAAGTTCAGAAACTCTAACGTTAAGAGATTCAACAGCAGATCTTTGTTCTTCAGCAGCTTCAAGAACAGTAAGCTTATCGCTCTTATCCTTAAGTTCTGCTTTAATCTCGTCGAGACTAACGTTTAAATCTTTAAGTTCTTTTTCCGCAAGTTCTTTTGCGTCCTGCTCTACTTTAATTTCTTTGGAATACTTTGCGTTTCCTTCTTCGATTGCCTCTTTAAGCAGGGTCGAAAAACTTGCCTTTGCTTCTTCAAAGCCTTCTTGCTTTGCGAAACCAGCCAGAGCTAAGTCGAACTTTGTTTCTAGAGATTTTAATTTTTCTTCGTTCATGTTTAATAAGTTAGGTGATACTTTAGTCTGCTTTACATTGTTTTTTGCGGTTTGTGAAATATTTTCTGTATTAGCCGCAATTTTTTCTTCTAAAGGGGCAAGCATTTCCCAAATAGAACTTTTCACACCTTTTACATCAGCGGCTGGATTAGTAGTAAAACCAATACCAACAGCTATAGCTTCTCCAACGATCAACTGGCTAACCAGTTGCCCATCTTCGTTTGTTCCTGTGCCACCTCTGGACAGTAGATACTGAGAATTTTCCTCAATTTCTTCTGGGTCAGTTATGATTTCGCAATCTTTCAAATCTTTCGATCCGACGGCGATGTGAAAATCGTTAAACAAAATCTCCCAACTAGCAGAAATGAATCCGTATAATTGATCGTCTGGATCAGATGACCTAACCGCGATCTCCGTAAACATAGAGTCTGCGTTGGTGTATAAAACAGAAGCTAGGCTAATATCGAATTTCTCCTCGCCCAGTTCTTCAATTTCTTCTGGAGATAAAGGCTCACCAGTTTTATGCTTCGTAAAAAAAGAATTTACAATGTGACCAACAACCTTTTCATAATTATGGTCTACTTTTGTAGGTTTATGCGGAAACGTAGGAGATATTGCTAAAGCTGTTGCTGTAGATATTCCATGTCCGTTTTTGTTAAATTGATTTACTACTGCTGCTGGATAAGTAAATCCGATCAAATCAAAGTTTGACTCTAAATCCACAGTAATTGGAATGAATTCCAATACAGATTCAGAAGCTTGAGCTGATTCCAGACGCTTCGTTACTGTTGTAGCTAACGCTTTAGAAGAAAACTTAGCCTTGTATTTAAAATCCCCTTTATTCATTGTCGTTAGCGTCAGTCCTTAGAGACTTCATTAATTTACTAGGATTAACCTTGGAAATAATACCGTCCGTGACTGTAATTTCGATTCCGCTTAATATTTCAAACGAAGCTTTTGATATTTCGATTTTTTTAGAGTTAGAGTCTTTAGTAAATACCTTAGATCCTTCTTTAATAGAATTCATAAAGAGTTCGGTTCCCCCTTCAGCAGCGAATGCAACAAATGGCTTAATAGCTTCTAGTTGAGATAATCCTTTTTCAGTAATAGTTTTTTCTGAAACTGAATTTTGCAAAACTTTAGCTTGGAAAGATTCTGGAAGGATAGTTGAATTAGCTTCACTAATTTCAGTCATTTTTGTCAAAACTTGCTCTTTATTATTTTCGAAAGATCGAATAGCTGTTGCTAGAGCCGCTGTATTGTCTGGAGTGAAAGAAGCTTCTGCCAAGTGGCATGCTACATAATCCTTATATAAACCAAGCTCAGATGACGTCATACCTTTACTTGAAAAGTCTAAGATAATAGATCCAGACTTAATTTCGTAACTATTGGTTACTGAAGTAGGCTCTGGGATAGAATCGTAATTGATAACGGAAGCGTGAGCGGCTTCTAAAGCACTACGTTCTTGATATTCCTTTTCCCATTTAGCGTGAGATATTAGTCGTCCGATAGAGAAGTAATGTTCAATAATACTTTCTGATTCATAGGCTTCAAAATACTCCGAATAGTAGAGGGCTAGAGGAATCATCGCTTCAATACCTTTGAGGGACTGCTCAACGATAATTGATAAATTTTGTATGATGTTGTTATCCATAATATGTATTACACTGTTTTTTGATTTATTGCATGAAATAATATCGCCGCCGAGTAAGATGGTATTCCATGTTCGTCAGATAGGTATTGTATTTCTTGTTTTGGTTGAATCGAGATGGCTTTTTTTATGTCATCTATATATTCTGAGGCTTTGGCTTCCCATGCGGTATGGTCTTCGCTTTCGACGATTGACATACATAAGTTGCGACAAAGAGTTGTTTGTTGTTCGTTAAGTTCTTCCTTGCCAAATTTGGCGCAGGCTTTTTCCTTAATGGACATTTCTAAATCTGTAATTAAAGATATGACAGAGCTAAATTCGTCTACCGTCGCAGCCGAAGCTTTTCCAGTCGGTCTGCCAGCAGTTTTGTTGGTGGTGTTTTTCTTTGCCACTTTCTTTTTAGCTGGCGTCCCAGATCCCGCATCAAGCGGCGCTGCTAGAGTTGGATTCTTATACATTGGAACTCCGCCAACGATTGGATTCCACAACCCTTCTTTTCTGTCTTCGACAAATTTTTCTTGACCTTTTATAATGTCGTCCTCACCTGGGAAAGCCCCAGTGTTAATAACCTTCATTCCTTGATCTGGAGTGAGAATACCAAGCTCCATTAAACGAGTGACCGTTCTTAGCATGGTGTTTTCGTCTTTCAAGTCTAAATCTTTAAATTTGAAGATGGGGTATTTCTTAAACCCAAGTAATTTTGATAAGCGCTTAATCTCTGGTTGAATAACGTCGTTAACAAAAGAGTTGCGAGCTTCTTTCAATCTCTCTAGGAACATGCTAGCTTTAACTTGCGTGCTGCTGTAATTTTCGCTACCAACAATGATGTTTTGAAGACCTTCTTTAATGTCTTGATTTAGGATCTCGTATTTTTCCTTGGACATTACTTTTTTAATGTCTGGAATGATAAAATCAGCCTTAGTAGTATAATCAGAAACAAGAACGCGACCAGAACCGTTGTTCGTTTGAAAAATATTTTGAACAGCGGCAATGTTCTTTTGGTTTACTCCAAGACCACCCTCTTTTGGGGATTCGCCCATTGTTATGAGAAGAACAACATTTTCTACAGACTTGGCAATGGCAGCGTCAACTTTTTTAAGTTCTAGCTTTTGGTTGATGTCATCCAACACGCGAAACCCAAAAGGAATAGCGAACGGTTCGTAATCCTGCTTCTTATAGAAAGATAAGATAACTTTAGATGGATCAATGTCTATATAAATGCCGTCTTCGTTGTAATTTCCGCTTTTTATTTTATCTCTAACCTCTTGAGGAAACGAATCAAAAACTTTGTTATCCATTTCTGTAACTGGGTTTGCCAGTCTATCTAGCTCCGATTTAGATAATATTTGCGAATAACTATTAGAATCAAAAGATAAAACTTCTTTTGCCACGACGTTGCATGGATTTAGTAGAGTGTATTTAACAGGTATTTTTTGAGTCTTGAGGTTATCTTCTCCAATAGTAGATAGTCTTTTGATTCCGTCCATATCTAAACTCCCTTCTATTCTGTAAAGAAAGATATTGCCGCCTCTAAAGTATTCTCTAAAGTATTGTTGCTTCAACTTCTCGATAGCGATTTTAGAAAACCAAGCTGAGAAAAACTTTCTAGCAGTGGCTGTTGACCCTTCGATATAATGATCCGTATTAGAAAACTCAGACATAATGTCTATAGAATTTGTGAATACAGCTACTGAACTATACGCCTTCTGGCAAAGTTCGATTGACTTGGCGATAGAGTAACAAGAACCTCCATTAAAAAAGGGCGAGCTGAGAGCATTTATAGCCGCGAATCTCCCGTCGAAATCTTGACAACTGGTATTTTCAGATGACCCGCCGTAAACTCCTCTAGAGGATCTTTTAGCAACAGCTTCTTCGGAATAACAATCCAGAGGCGTAAAATTCACCTCTTTAGGGGAGGAGCTAACTTGCTTTTCATACATCTCTTTAACAGTCTTCTCTGTTTGCTTCGCTGCGTCAGCAGAATGCTTTTCTAGAGAATTTTTATTGAGTCCTTTATTTTCCCAATACTTTTTGTTTGTTTTTGTGTATTTCCTTGCCATGCGAGTTGTTATGTTGTATTATAGTTCTTTACACTATAAAAGTCACTTTTATTTTACTTATTTTACTTTGAAAGTCACTTTAGACAATAAAAGGCACAAAATCATTATTGTACTGGTGCTGACCAGAATCCATATCAAACCAAACTCCAGCTCCCCAGTTACCCAAAACAAGCGCGGAGTATAAGTCCTTCCTTGTTTTGGTAGGCCCAGTCTGCTTTCGAAGGTTTGGCGGAAGGTCAAATCTTTGCTGTCCAGTGGTTGTCGAAGTGGGTTGAATTAGAGCGCATTGAGCTTTTGTCAGTGTGATCATATCTTTAATATGTTCTACAAAGTCGACTTTCATTCCTCTTTTTTGATGAGCGGAAGAATCAAAAGTATCTATCCCCTTATCTTCTTTTTTAACGCTAAACATCTTGTCAAAGTTGAATGAGTCAATAGGAATGTCTTTGCCAACCTCCGCTATAAAATCTTCATCCAAAGGAGCGCCAGCAAATCTAATTCTCTTATGGGTTAGGTCGGCTTGTAACCTTTCGTTAGCTTCTCGAATCCAGTTTGTGCTAGGGTTTCTTAGGAACACTATCTTACCAGACTCCTTGTTGATAGAATTTTTGAGTTCTCTAAGAGCTGCGTGGTAAGTGCTTTTCTCGTCAATCTTTTTTGATTCAATAGTGTCTAACTTGAGTCCCGCATCTTTAAAGATGGAGCTTGAGTTACAGGCTTGCATAAATTGAAGCCCACCCATTCTATCTCCAATAATCATCTCGATGTTGAAATTTTGTAGTATATATTTTACATATTTAGCATGTTCCTTCATATTCGCACCAGCCATAGCATAACTGTGGACTAATGTTTTTGATTTTTTTTCTTTATTTAACTTAAATACTTGCAGCGCCCAGTCATCCGAAGATTCGTTCTCTGACCACGACGGGTCAAAGGACATTATATATTGAGCTTTGGGATCTCCCTTGATCTCGACATGCTGTCCGACTCCATCCTCATAAGTGCATTCAGCCATAGCTTGCATTTTAAAATAACCAGAACTGTCGCCCGTAAATACGGCATTAAATTCTCGATCAAACTGAGATTTACTCATCGTAGCTAAACCTTGCTTTAGCATGTTTTGGTCATAAAGGGCTTTTGGCGCGCAGTCATAACTCATGTGCATGATAACTCTGTGAGCTTTATCAGCGTCCTCGTCGAACTCTACGTCGCCAGTTTCAGCTCCGTCTCCTTGTTTTGCGAGTAACTTTTTTAACTTAGAGTCCATGACTCCAGTAATCAACGCTTCATACTTGCAATAAACTTCATACATATACTCAAACTTGTAACTAGCTGAACTAAGAGTGATGAGTTTGTTGTTTTCCCAAACGTGACGATCCTCTGGTTTCATTTTACCTTGTTTAATAAGTTCAGTTTCTGCCGACGAAAGCCTGTCTCGCTCAACAGGGTTTTGAACAACACCCAAGAACGGCATAATAACTTCGTTAAAAATCTTTGACGGCATAAGCAAGAACTCGTCAATAATAATACATTGAAAACGGAAACCACGAAGCTTCTCACCATCACCTAACGGTAGGGCGGTAATCATACTCTTCCCAATCTTCATATCCCACTGATCACTACTTTTGGAAACTTTATCTATACATTGGCTCAACAAAGCAGCACCAGGTTCCGCCGCAATGTCCTGGATCTTTTTAAAGATCATCTTGGAGTTGTGATTAATAAACCCTTCTGCTGTGTAGCAATGTTCATTATCTACCTCTATATCGTAAGTAACAACATCGTCCACAAGCTCGATGCTTGATATTTTGTCGAAAAATAAGTTTGAGGAGTCTAATATTTTATTAAATTTTAACTGATCGTAATCTGATATTCTATCCGAATATTCGAAAAGTATTCTTCTTAATCTTTTTTTAGAAAGATTTTTTGCAAGAGTTTCTTTGAATTTGTATTTTTTAGATAAATATTCTCCAGATCCGAATATAATATTGTTGTTTCCTCTTTTTTTGGATTCTTCCACATAACCTTTTAAAAGGTTTAATTTTCTAGATAATTTAAACCCAATCTCATCTGAGAATATTTTAACAAACTCAACACCAGTTATTTTAACTTTAAAGAATTCATTTCCAAAAGTTTTAACGCACATCGAAGTGACGAATTCCCCGCGAGCTTTTTCTTTTTGAATTTTAGATATAATTCCAAACTTTAACAATAACGTTTGGACGGATTTAGCCATTTTGGGAGACGAAGTGGGTAACTCAACCCTGTCTTTAGCTACGGTTCCATCAGCGTCAAAAAGACCCATTAAAAAGTTTTTTGCGTTTTCTTTTGTTGATTTTAATATTTCAACTGGAATGTCTTTAAATATGGCTGCTTTCTCATCAATATCCTTGAAAAATTTATTAACAAAAGCTTTATTGTTTATTCTAACACTGACAGCTTTACTGTTAGCTTTTTTTGTTATCACTGGAGGTCTTAAATTATTATTTTCCGCAAAACCTTCTACAAATTCTTGAGTTTCTTTATCAGCCGTGCAAATATCAACGTATCCATATTTATATTTATCAAAACAACCATCACCCATAACCATACCCATAAAATAAGAGTCGTCAGTAGATAAATGCTTGTCGCAGGATTTTGGAAAATCGTTAGACCCTAATTGTATTAAAGCTACATCGTCTATAGATAGGTCTGAAATCTTCTTGTATACCTTTTCTTGGCTCTCCTTGTTAAAACATAGTAACCTATGTTTAAGTTTTCCCTCTAAACTATACCCTCTAGATGTTGTTACTTTTCCTCCTTTTGCTGGATTATTTTTCCATTTATTAACTATTAAGTTTGATCCTTTTTCAGAGAATATTTTATCTCCAATATTGACATCTTTAATTTTAACCAAACCCTTGTCCGTAAAGCACACCCCATCTTCTTGAAGGCACTGTCTAAATGATTTACTGATAATACCTATATGAACCCCTTGGTTCGTAATGGCGTGCATTGCCGCGAAAATACCAGTGGTGAATGAGTTGTGATTAATGATTCCATCAGCCACATAATTATGCTCGTTTTCGACGCCTATGTCGACGGTTACGCATTCTTTCTTCTCTACGGATTTTATCGTGTCAAAGAAGAAATTATCATCAACAAAAGAATTGATTAGATCCAAATCTTCTTTAGATAAGGCAAACTTTACATCAAGAAGCTTTTTGAGGGCGCTTACTGACATATTATTATTTAAACTTTGTCTGATTTTTTTTCCATTAATTCTTTTTGCGAGACTTTTTTTATTGTATTTTTTTCTTAAATAAGGCCCAATAAAAGGAACGTAGTCACAATTATCTATAAAATCTAAAGTATTGGATTTTCTTTTAATGTTGGATCCTATTTTATCCCTATAAAGTGACACGCCACTAAAAGCGGTCACCCTCACAGACCAAGCTTTTTTGCAATCAAAATATTTGTCTCCAAATTTTTGCATGCCACCTTTGAAGCATTCTGCTGTAGAATTAACTATTCCCAATTGGAGCAAAGACGCTCTAACGAACTTAATTAACTCGTAACTTGAACTCGTAAATCCAACACGAACCGTTTGAGAGTTCTTTTTTTCATTTCTTGTTTCTGAACAATAACCATCTGTGTCAAACAACCCTTTTAGTAGCATCGCTAAATTTTCTTTGCTTGCTGCTCTAATTCCGACTGGAACCTCTTTTTTATGAGCTGGCTTTTCTGAAGAGTGTGAGAATCCTAATTGTTTTAATATTGAAACCAAGTTTACGCTGTTAAAAGTTAAGTTTTTAACGCAATTAGATCCAGAATGTTCATTCGCTCCTAGATTTAATCCTATTTTTTTAGAGAATTCAACCATCCAACCCTCAGTATCAACATCTTCGCTAGTAATATTTACCGAAGACTCGTTCATATTTCCATCTCCAAGAAGTAGTCCAAAAAAGTAATACCAATCAGACAAAGAAGCGTCCCTAAATAAAACTTCCTTAGCTCCGTTTTTTGCCGTGACGTTTTTTATTCCATCAAAAATGTCCGCTTGGACAATTTCTTTAGTATTTTTTCTCATAACAAGAACGTCACCATTAACTAAATCTTTTGAATAGCGCCATTCTTTTTTAAGATCTGAAGTTAAAGTTAAAACTCTATGATAATCCAAACCTTCAGACTCGAAACCTCTAGATGTTGTCGCTAAAAACGACTGTTGTTCTTTATTAATAACTTTTTTATGAACTCGATTCATTTCGTATTGACTTTGAACGTAATCCCCCACTTCAACATCTCCCATTTTAATCAATCCGCGACTCGTCATACATAACTCGTTTGACCTTACACATTTACTCATTCCCCGGCCCCATACACCCATAAAGTAATCCGTCTCCATCATAGCCTTCACAGCAATGTGTTGGAAAGGGAACAGTTCTACTCCCATTAATAAGTGAGTCGCAAACGTAACGTTGCTATACAAAAATTTGTATAACGCGATCTTCGCGGCGTTCTCTTCCATATAGCCAGTGAATTTCGCCAGCTCCTCATTAAAGTCTGGAAATTTATTTCTTCCCTCTTGAATTCCTTGATTCCACATATTATCGATTGTTTATAAAATATTGTAGGTCGCAGTCCCACACTTGACTTCCGAATTGTAAAATTCGCGCCGTTACGTCTGAGGCGTCTTCCCTGCTTAAACAAAACACGAACTGGCACACGTCCTTGTATTCAATTTGCATTTCTCTCATATTGTTCCAAATGTAGTTTATATGAGCTTTTTGTTTTCCTATATTTTTTTTCTTTTTAGCTACTTCTTCCAGAGATCCTTCGACAACGACGAATATCTTTCCGCCAAGCTGCCTACATCGATCCATTTCTTTCTGGAATCTTTTATAGTTGGATGCTGTCATAGTTCCAAGGAAATCGCCTATGCTTTTTCTGTCGACGTAGGTGTAATCGTAATGATCACCCGCCGCAGTGTAATCGCCCACCTCGACCTTCTGAACGAAGCTCTTCGGGAAAACAAAAGGTATCTGTTCTCTGGTATCTATCATAAATTCAATGCCATACGGGTCGCACGACCAAAAATTCTTTGGCAGCCCCTTGGAGAAAAAAGGTTTCCTTCCTATTTCTTTACAGAAGGCTGAATAACTTCCGAAAGTGTCCCTGCAAATTTCTGCGTCTGGTAGATGGTCGCAAGTTTTAGAGTAATTGTAAAATGGAACGAATGGATATTCCTTTCTAAATATAAGTTGGCGGTATTTACAAAGGACGTAATTTTTTACTTTATCCTTGCTGGCGGATCTCATCCAAGACTCCTCTTCTTTTGTGTTAGCGAAACTGTCGTTAAAATATTGATTAAAATCCTTAAACGGTAATTGATCGCCAGTTAATAAACTTTTTTTAGGAAAATACTTGACATAATAATCGCCCATGTTCATCTTGTGTAAGCGAACGTGTTTATGAAGACCGCCAAGAGAGTCAAAATCTTTATCGCACTCTTTGCACTTTTTTGGCAAGTCATTTTTATTATAAGACATCTTTTTTTCCTATTCCTAAAATTCTAGCTTTTAATGAGTCCATATCTTCAAGCTCGTCACACGCATCGGAAACGGCTTCCCTTTGCTTGTTTGCGAGATCGATCATAAATTTTCTTTCGTCTTCTTCTTGGAACGCTCGAACTAATGATAGGATAGAAGCGTTGGTTGAATGACTATCTTTTAGTCTTGCGGAGCGATCTAGTTGAAGTTTTTTAATCAAGCTCTCAATACGACCTTGAATTTTGTGATACTCATCCGTTTTTGCTTTGATGGCGTCAGACAAACTCATTGTCATTTTTGATTCTTTATTATCTTCATCCACTGCGTTTTTAAACAGTCTTTTTAGATCTTCCGTGTGTTCACTTGCGTCCTCAAGGTTTAAGATTTCCTTACAGAGGTTCAAATATAAAACTAAATCATCTGGAGTCAAATCTGGCTTGTCCCAAGTTAATCGTATAAATTCATCCTCAAGCAAATCTCGTTTGGAGGCAATTTTTAAGTTATTCATTATTTGAACAAATCTTGAGTTGTTTAGATTAATTCTAAGCTTCTCCAAACACGTCTCAGTAGCTCTCGTCAGCCTGGATTCTTCTAAGGTTGTTCCGCAGCTATCATTAACGCGTTTCACAACCCTACTCATTGCTTTTGGAGGGCTATATGTGGTATTAGTCTTTTGTTCGATGTAAGAATAGTCTGGATCGATAGTTTTCATAAACTCAAACACTTTAGTGGTCTCTTTACTGAGAGGTGTTAGAATTTTAGTAATATCATCAAAAACAAGATTAGCTATCGCTAAACTACTTAAACCTTTATCCATATGATCCATGATACCTTTTTGTTGGTCGGAAGTAAGATGAACATCTTCTACTTTTTCATGTTTTATGGTTTTGTATTCCATGTTATTGTTTTGAAGAAACTTTCTGATAGCACGACCCTCTTTAGATCTTCCATCAAGCTCATCGTTCTCAAATAACTTTTGCGTAAGAATGTTTAAGTCTGGAGATTCGTCAAAATTCTCCGTCAACCACTTCTTTTGTTCGTCGGTTAGATTAATTCCTGCCATATTTATTTATAGGGTAAATGATAATATCTTGAGTTTTCAATATAAACTTGGCTTTTTCCTTAAATATCTTTAATAAATTTTTGATCTGTCTATATCCAGCTTTTCTCTGACCCTCATTAGAAACAAACCCCATCTCCCTTGCGGCGTCTTCCTCTTCTAGCCCGTCAATAATCAAAAGTTGATAACCTTGCTTTTGTCTTGGCGTAAGTTCCGCCATTACTCTCCTATGGAGTTTGTTCGCAACTTCTTCTGAAATTTCTATAGTCCCACCTTTATTAAACACTTCTTGCGAATGGTTTTCCACAGGCACTGGAAGTTTAACGTCGTAAGCTTGTTTTTTTGTTTTAGCCCATTTGGCGTAAGTTGGACACTCAGAACTTTGCGTTCCACTTTTTGTAAATCCGCAAAGCTCAACGTAAGTATTTCCGACTTTGTGTTCACCTCCTTGATTGAACGGACAATTTAAACATGGACGAGCGAAACTTTTATATTCGTTTCTTAGAATATTTTTAATCTGGTTTCCTATGATAGTGTTCACCCAAGGCTCAATCGGTTTTGATTGATCCCACATACTCCACTTATTATGTATGTGATTTCTTATTAGCTGGCATACGTCATCGTAATCCATCCAAGCCACGGCATTTAAATGCCACGTTCGTCTTCTTTTTTTAAGCTCGACGTCTATAATGTTTGACATATCTTCATATGTTTTTAATTCATCTGACATATATTGATTATTCCCCTTCTGGCCTTTTGATAACTTCTATAGAACA